CGAGAAAGGACACGGAGTCTTTCTCAGCAGTCACGGCAAAGGCAACGGAAAAACATCATGGGCATGCAAGATCATGAGTGAGTATTTCCGGAAGGTCGCGCTGACGAACAATCTCCGCTGTCGAGGACTTTTCATCAACGTGCCTGAGTTCCTAGACATCCTCCGGAACAACATGGACGATCCATCCGAAGACGTCGCAGAGCTACAAGACGAGATCCGCTCAGCAGACTTAGTCATCTGGGACGACATCGGAACGGAGATTCCTACGAAGTGGGTCAGACAAACGCTCTACAAATTCATCAACTACAGAGAATCGAATGGCAAAGCTCAGATCTACACGTCGAACATCAAGATCTCCGCGCTATCGGACGAGGATTACTTAGGCGATCGAATCGTCGACAGGATCTACGGACAATGCGAGATCATCGAATTCGTCGGAAGTAGTCGTCGCGACGCGAGCTGGTCGAACTACCGGAGGCGCCCATGATCGAAATCCAAGTTTTGAACAAGATCCTGCAAACGAGATCGATCGCGATGATCCAGCAGAACGCAATCACAGCGGAGCACTTCATCGGCTATCGAGACGAGTTCGACTTCATCATGGATCATCACAAGCGCTACGGCAACGTTCCAGACACCGTCACATTCCTCAAAGAGTTCCGAGACTTCGGCGTAACGGAAGTCACGGAGACAGATCGATATCTGATCGAGACGCTTCAGGAAGAGTATCTGTACAGCTTGATGGTGCCATTCGTTCACAAGATCGCGGATACAGTCAAGCGCGACGCGAATGACGCCGTTAAATTCGCAAAGTCTGAGCTAGAGCGACTGTCCAAGCTATCCGCAGTCTTCCAGTCCGGATACGACATCGTGAGGAATGCAAAAGAGCGTCACAACGACTACGAAGGACGACTGAGCCGCGAAGGACTTCTAGGCATCACAACAGGGATTGACGAGCTGGACAAGATCACACATGGATGGCTTCCCGGCGAAGACTTCGTCATCATTCTCGGACGGACGAACGAAGGAAAGTCATGGCTCCTCCTCTTCTTCCTCGTCATCGCATGGCTGGACGGAAAGCGAGTCCTCCTGTACTCCGGCGAGATGGGTCACACAATCGTCGGATATCGCTTCGATACGCTGAACAAGCATTTCTCGAACGAAGCGCTCATGCAAGGCGAATCGGATCTAGGAGACAGCAGAAATCCGACAGATTATCGCAAGTATCTCGAAGATCTCGCCAAGTCGACTGTTCCGTTCGTTGTCGTCACTCCGCAGGATCTTGGAGGAAAGCGAGCAACAGTTCCAGTCATCAATCAGCTAATCGAGCTGTACAAGCCCGACATTGTCGGAGTCGATCAGCTATCGCTCGTGGAGGACGCAAGAGCATCGAAAGGACAGCAGGAGCGGACGAGCTACACGCACGTCGCAGAGGATCTGTATCTCTCCTCTGAAAAGTACGGAGTTCCGATCCTAGCTCCTTCACAGGCGAATCGTGAAGCAGAGAAAGAGAAGAAGAGCGAGGACGGATCTTCGAAGACTCCGGAGCTTCATCAAGCGGCTGAATCGGACGGCGTCGTACAGAATGCGACTCGCGTCGTATCCATGCGCTACGGCGAATCGACGCTGAAGATCTCCGTCAAGAAGAATCGATATGGCAAACGTAACCAAGAACTGCTATTACTTTGGGATATCGATCGCGGCATAATAAAACCGTTTCTCGCCGTGAGTACGAACAAAGAGGGAGTCGCCACATCAACTAAAAAACTCGTGGAGGGAGTTGATCTTTTTTGATCGACGTATGGGGCGTTCCGATAATGGCGGAAGTGGAAGACATCATCGACATTCTCATCATCGAACTGCGCGCGTCCGGATCGTATCTCCTGAAAGATCAGAAGATGACGACAGGAAATCTCATGCTGACGTGCATCAATCACGGCGGCGGTACAGAGAAGAAGCCATCAATGGGCATCCTGACGCACGACGTCGTCCGTCCTTCTCCTTCCGGTCCGAAGAAGCACAAAGCGGGTTCTGTCAACTGCTTCACATGTGGATACGTCGCAGATCTTCCGGAGTTCATCTCCGCTTGCTTCGGACACGATGATCGCGGCTACTTCGGTCAAAAGTGGATCGCATCAAACTTCATCAACTTGTCGATCGATAATCGACGAGACATCCAGCTCGACATGTCACGCGACGGAAACGCAATCGAGGAAGCGAAGCCAATAGATGAGGACGAGTTGGACTCCTATCGCTTCATCCATCCTTACATGTACGAGCGGAAGCTCACGGATCGCGTCATCGAATACTTCGACGTCGGCTACGACAAGAAGAAGCACTGCCTAACATTCCCCGTTCACGACTTACGCGGAGCGCCGATCTTCTTCCAGCGACGCTCAATCAGCGGAAAGCAGTTCCTCAATGACGTCACAACCCTCAAAGGTACAGTCCTCTACGGCATGTATCACGTCTACAAAAATCTGAGCTGGATCGACGAGCTGTACATCACGGAGAGCATCATCGACGCGCTCACATTATGGGGACATCGGAAAGCCGCCGTTGCGACGATGCAAGCAATTCCGACTCCTACACAGCTCGCATTGCTACGAAAAGTGCCGATCCGACAATTGATCAACGCGCAGGATATGGACGATGCGGGCGACAAAGGAGCAAAAAGAATACGCGATGTGCTTAGCGATTCGAAGCTTGTTTACCGAGCTGAGTTCGATGGCAAAGACATCAACGAGCTGGATGATTATGGCATCAATAACATATTTAAACAGCTTATGTAGCATCTGGGAGCTTCATATTACTAGATAATATTAGAATTCTCTCATATTGCGAGAAAACTCTCATTTTCTCAAAATCTTACAGTGACGAGAACTATTACTACGTAATATACTCTCCGTGCGACAATTTCCTGTCGAAAGCTGACGAAACATATCGTAGCGTTCGACAATACGCTACGTATCGTGTCGGAAAATACTAATCTACTCATGGGAGAGTGCCAACCTTGAAAAAAACTTTTGCCAACTTCTTAAAACTTTCTAAAAACTTCCCCGATCAAAACGCGACACTTGAGGAAGCAATCCTCCACTATCAGCGCACCAATGAGCCATCAAGTCTTCCGTTCGTATTCTGCAAAGTGTACAAGTATCTGCTATTTTGCACGGACAAGTTCTACAGCCTGACTGACGAAGATAAAGTTTCCTTCTGCGTGGAAGAATTGGTCAAAGTAATGAAGACATATGATCCAAGCAAGGCATCGGTACATACTATGCTCGATCGATACGTTATGAATCGATTGAACAGAGAAACAGAGTCGCTACAGTACGCCATTCGTAAGGGGAATAATGACACGTCCGATTATGATGACGTGGGCGAAAGTGTTGGCAATTATATGGAGGATGGATACAACTCCGTCGAACTTATTGAATCTCTCAAATCCATGAATTTGACAGGCAACGAACTTCGATATTGCGAAATTATCATGTGTCATCCTGTTGACGCAGTGAAGGACACAGACATCGCAAAAACGCTCGGAATCTCTTCAGCCGCGATCAACTATATCAAGAGTAGTCTCTCCAAAAAAATAAATTTTAGCGTCGCTTAAAATTTTCGAACATTGTCGGATATATCGTTATGTACACGAAAGCAGGAGGTGCGAGAAATGCTGAGACGTTTAAGAAATCTAGTCGGTTACATCAGAGGCGAATTCATCGTGTTAAAAGTCGACAAGAATCATCTTGTAGTCGATGCGGAGCACTTTGAGAAAAGTAAGCTTCAAGAAGTGGCCTCTATATTCTTCCAGCGCGTATATAATCTTTAGACAACTTTAAAAACTTAGGAGCGTGTAAACAATGGCAGCAAGGAACGGACGTAGTATCGACGACGCAATGGATCAATACAGAAGCAACGCAGGTAGTGAATTCTTCTCGCTCGATGATGACGGCGATATCGGAGTCGTTCGATTCTTGCATGAAGGCGAAGAGCTAGTATTCGACGAAGACTGGTTCATCGTTCACGAAATCGAAATTGACGGCAAAAAGCGCTACGTTCGTTGTCCTGAGACTTCCAACTGTCCGGGATGCAATCGTCTCGGACGCGCAAAGCTAAAGCTGTTCATTCAGCTCGTCGATAAGAACGATCCGGAGCGTCGAAAGATCTGGGATCGCGGCAACACATTCGTTCCGAAGATTCGCGAGCTGATCGAGCAGTACGGAGATCTTTGCAATCGCACGTATGAGATCGAGCGCAAAGGTAAAAAACGCGATCGCAATACGACATATGAGATCTATCCGCTGAATCGCGATGACATGCAACTCGACGAGATTCCAGTCGAACGTCAGAAGCTTCTCGACGGCAAAGAAGGATTCGTCCTAGATCTGACGGACAACGAGATGCACGATGCAATCGACGGACGTCTCAGACTCGAACGTCGTGACGAGCGCGGAGATGATCGTGGACGCGGAGGACGTGACGATCGTGGCGGACGCGGAGGACGCGACTCCGGACGTGAGCGCGGACGCGGCTACGGAGATCGTGACGAGCGCGGATCTAGTAGAGATCGCGGACGTGACAGCAGAGATGATCGCGGAGGACGCGACTCCGGACGTAGTGCTCGCGACGATCGTCCTGCTCGTGAGGAACGCTCCTCCAGAGACGACAGGAGCGCGCGTGACGAGCGCGGACGCGGAGATGATCGAGAAGATCGCAATCAAGATCGCGGACGCGAGAGAGCGCGTGATGAGCGCGAGGATCGCGACGAGCGTGACAATCGTCCAGCTCGTGAAGAGCGCGGAGGGCGCGAGCGTGAAGCTGAGCCTGATCGCAACGAAGAAAGCTCCGGACGTCGTCGCGCAAGATCCGGCGATGAGATGTTCTAATATTGCACATGATGGAGTCGTCCAAAAAGGCGACTCTTTTTCTTTGTCTTCACTTAAAAAATCGATCCGTTTTGCTGTATATCGTTGTAGAACACATTGCAGGAGGAGAAAAATGGCACAAAAATTTCTGTTTGGAAATCTTCCGGAGCTGAAAGCGAGTCGTGAAGCTGATCTGGACATTTTGAAGAAGGCAAACAATCGCTCAGCGAGTCCGAAGACACGAAGTATACGCGTAGCAAACGAAGGTCATAAATGGGGCGCAAAAGTCGCCGCCGCTGTAGACAGCGCGCGAAGACTCCTCGTAGATGACGGCTCTCTCATCTGCATCCGCGACGAAGTCGAGCTGTTCAAGTACATTGACAAGATCAAGAAGAATCGCACAGGCGGAATCGACTTAGAGACGACTGGACTAGATCCGATCGATGATCACGTCGTCGGCGTCTGTCTCTACACTCCGGGCGAAAAAGGCGCATATATTCCGATCCGACATACAGACTTCGACAACAACATCCTTCCGGATCAGATTACTCCGGAGCTAATGACGGAAGCACTAGCGGAAATCGCTGACGTTCCGATGGATTATCACAATGCGATATTCGACTGGCGTTTTGTGCGGAATGACTTCGGACTGGAACTGCGAATCGGATGGTGCTGTCTCCTAGCGGCGAACTATCTGAATGAATACGAGAGTCACGCACTGAAGCCGCTATGGGACAAATACGTGAGCAAGCAGGAAGACACGTCCGCGACGTTCGGAGCGCTCTTCAAAGGCATTCCATTCAACTACATCCCGATCGACATCGCATACTTGTATGCAGGCAAAGATCCGAAGATCACATACGAGCTTGCAGAATTCCAGCGCGAATTTCTTCTTCCGACTTCGCAGAAAGCGATCCAGAAAGGACTCGCAGAAGCAGGCAAATTCCTCACTGAAGTCGAGATCCCACTGATTAAGCATATCGGACGGATCGAAGACAAAGGCGTCGAAATCGATGCTGATCTTGCAGAGAAGCTTCGCGTCAAATACACACAGCGTCAGCAGGAAGCGAAAGAGGAGATTCACGAAGTCATATCCGCATATGATCTGCACAAGCTCTCGCTGGAAGAGCGCTCGAAGCTGGATACGCCGATCAACATCGACAGCACACATCAACTAGGCGTCATCTTCTTCGATCTTCTTAATCTGAATAACGGCAATCGACAAAAGCCGAGAAGCACAGACGCGGCGGCGCTGGAGCATCTGCGAAGCAAGTATCCAGAGCACAAGGATCTGCTCGATCGAATTCAGGAGTATCGCGGAATGGGCAAGCTACTCAGCACGTACATCGAGAAGATGCCTGCAATCGTCAAAGCGAAGACCGGACGTCTGCACTGTCGATTCAATCAGTACGGCGCGCGCACAGGACGATTCTCCTCAGAAGGTCCGAACATGCAAAACATTCCGTCACGCGGAGAGAAGAAGGAGATCCGGAAGATCGTCCGCGCGGCTCTGAATAAGATCTTCATAAGCGCTGACTTTTCGCAACAAGAGCCAAGGGTTCTTGCGCATCTATGCTTCCTTCTATTCCAAGATCGAAGCATGATCGACGCATATCTGTCCGGCAAGGACTTGTACTCGTGGATGGCAGCCGAAATCTACGGTGTCGACTACGAAGATTGTAAGGAGAAGCATCCGAATGGAGATCCGAATCCGGATGGCAAAAAACGAAGAGATTCAGTTAAAGCCATCTTGCTCGGACTCATGTACGGCATGCAACTCGAATCACTCGCAGAGAGCTTGCATGCAACGAAGGAAGAAGCGCAGAAGATCATGGACATGTTGTTCGATGCATTCCCTGCGATCAAGCGCGTCATCGATCACTATCAAGAAATGGCGAGACGCGAAGGATTCATCCTGACAGTGTTCGGGCGCAAATGTCGTATTCCGGACATGCAACTTCCTAAATACGAATTCGTCTACGTGGACAACAAAGACGAGTACGTCGAAGATACAGGCATCATCGAATACTACACAGCGCGACTGGACAACGCGAAGTATGCGAAGACACGGAGACAGATCTGGGACGACGCAAACGCTCGCGGCATCTGGATCATCGACAACTCGCGGAAGATCTCAGACGCAGAACGTCAAGTCCTTAACAGCGTTGTGCAAGGAACATCCGCAGACATTACGAAGCTCGCTATGCTGAAGATCGGCGAAGATGAGAAACTGCGCGAATGGGGCTTCGAAATGACCCTGACAATTCATGACGAAGTCGACGGAGAGTGTCCGGAAGAACACGCGCTCGAAGTCGGAGATCGTCTCGCAGAAATCATGATTGATAGCTGTAAGTCGTTCATTCTTACTCCGATGAAGGTAGACGTCGATCGTAGCGCGTACTGGACAGGAGACGATGTTACGAAGGAATTACAGGCGAAGTACGCGTCATAAAAATAATTCGAGAGCGCTTAAAAAAAGCGCTCTTTTTCCTTTATATCAGTGTAGGAACGACATTATCTCTTGGGAGGATCACAGGAATGAATTTTAAGATTGAAACGGCGAAGATGAGAAGCATTCTTTCCAAAGTCGCGCACGGCGTCGGAAAGAAATACACGCAACCGATCACGGAATATCTCTACATCAGTTTAGTTGAAGGCGAACTGCTTATCCGCTCGACGAATGGCGTCAACTTCGTCACAGTGTTCGCAGACGACATCCAAGGCGATGATGGCGAATGCGTCGTAAAAGCGGATCAATTCATCAAGCTCATCGATAAGACAACGAAGACGGAAACGTCCTTCAAGCTTCACGAATTCTATCTCGAAGTTAAAGGCAACGGAACACATAAAGTCGCTGTGACGTCGGACAAGTTTCCGGACTACGAATTCAGCGCGAACGCTCCGCATGTGGACGTGAACACGGACGTTCTGAAACGCGTCTTCAAAGTCAATGAGTCCGCGATCGCGAAAGAGCTGATCTTGCCTTTCCTGACAGGATACAACGTCGGCGCGACAGTCATCACGACGGACGGAATCAAGATGTGCATCAACGACACGAAGATCACTGAAGAGCGCGTACTGATCACGCAAGCGCTCGCGGATCTGATCAGCAAGACGTTCACGTCTGACAAAGTTGAAGTTCAAAAAGACGGCAACAAAATTCTCATTCGCTCGAACGACGTTACAGTATTCGGCACAGAGCTTGACGGATTGCAGGACTATCCAGACATCACAGGCGTTCTCGGCTTCGAATACGTCAACGTCGCGAAAGTGAACAAGGTCGAACTGCTCAGCATCCTCGACAGGATCTCGCTCTTCATCGACGGATACGACAATACAGGCTTGAAGATGCGCTTCAAGGAGAACATCATCGAGATCGAGGACGTTCGCGGCAAATGCCAAGAATCAATGGAGTACATGGACAAAACCTTCACGGAAGAAGCAGAGCTTCTGCTGAACGTCGACTTCCTCAAAGACATCCTGTCAGCGGCATCAACAGACGTCGTCGAGATCAAGTATGATGAACAGCTTCCAGTTCGCATCGATGACGGTCACGTCACGCTATTCCTATCCACTATGAACGCGTAGGAGGTTCCACTTCATGGCAAGTCCGAAGTCACTCGCGAAGCTAGTCGCGGAGAAATCGAAGAAGAAAACTCCTGCTGAAGACTTCCTCTACATGCTGGAGGAAGCGACGATACGAATTGCATCGGAGGAGCGTAAAGCTCCTTCGCAGTTCTACAAGCCGAGCAGTTTGGGCGGATGCTTACGGAACGTCTTCTATCAAGTCACAGGAGCGCCGTCCGAGAAGAGCGAGTCCGACGAATCCGCAAGCAGTGTAGGCATTACGCAATCCGGATCTGATCGACATGAGCGCATTCAGAAAGCAGTCGCAGAGATGAAGCGTCTCGGCTATCCAGTCGAATGGGTCGATCTTGAGGAATATCTAGCATCACGTCCGCAGTCCGGAACGGAGATCGTCGAGAAAAAAGGCATGGAGACGAAGCTGTTCAATAAGATCCTGAAGCTCTCGTTCCTGTGCGATGGAATCATCCGAATACGCGGCGTGTACTACGTTCTCGAAGTCAAGACGGAGATCGCGATGAAATGGAACGGACGCACGGAGCCTGAAGACAATCACAAGACGCAAGGCGCCTGCTACTCAGCCACGCTCGGCATAGATCGCGTCATCTTTCTCTACGAGAATCGTGACATGTGCAAGAAGAAAGCGATTCTATACGTCGTCAGCGATGAAGAGAAATTCGAGCGCGTCATCGAGCCGATCGAGAAAGTCGAGACGCACAAGAAGGAAGGCACTCTTCCGGAGATGACGGACAAGAAGAAGTTCTGTCGATACTGCGCCTATCAAGCGCGCTGTAAGCGTGACGGAGCAAGCGGAGGTAAAACATTATGATATATGTTGGCATCGATCCTTCAATGGATACCGGATTCGTCGCATTGGATGAGACGGGGAAAGTATTGTTGGCGAGAGAGTTCAATCTTGAGAAGCGAAGCAAATCGACGACAGAAGAGATTCTGAGCTACGCCCGAGATCTTGTTGACATGATTCCGTACGAATCGAAAGTTGCAATCGAGCACTTCGCATATAGTGCTCGCGGCGATCAAGTAAGCTTTCAGTATGCCGTCGGCTATGCGATCCGATTCGCTATGATCGACGCGAACATTAAGTATGTCGAAGCGAGTCCGACGATGATTAAAAAGTTTGTGTGTGGAGTCGGCAAGGGCAACGCGAAGAAAGAGAACGTCATCAAGGACGTGTACAAACGCTGGGGCTACGAGCATAAATCGAATAACGTCGTAGACGCGTACGCAATCGCTCGCTACTTGGAGGCGGAGAATGCGAAATGAGCACGAAGCGAACGCACGAACGCTGAAGCGGAAAGTCGAAGAGGATTCCGTCTTGCTGGAGAAGATCGTCGAGTCGATTATCACGAAGTACAATCGCGATCTCGACGAATTCATCCAGCGCATGAAACGATCGCTCACGCGTAGCGACGTTATGTCAGACGACGAGCTAGAAGCGTCGGTCATGAAGATACCTGTATTTTTATACTTCGCAGTCGGCGGACTCGAATCTCTCGGCATCGAAGGTGACACAGCGAAAGCTCACAAGATCGAAGTCTTCAATAAAGCATACGCGGACGTAGAAGGCACGATCCAAGATAAGACGAAGCATGCGGAGCTGAATTCCTTTCCGGAGTATTTGATCGAAGTTGCATATGCGCGAGCATACAAGAAGCTCAAGTCGCAGATAGACGCGGCTGAGCATGTCTTCTCAGGCGCAAAGAAAGTCCTTTCGAAAAGAATGATGGAAATTGAATTAACAAGCAGAGATTCCGGCGGAGTCCGGAGTCCACAAAGGAGACGAAGTTTCGATGATTAAGCACAATCCATATTCAGCTCCAACTATCCGATTTAAGAAGATACATCCGGACGCGAAGATTCCAACACGCGGAACGGATCAAGCCGCTGGACTCGATCTGTACGCGATCGAAGACGTGCTCATTCCTCCTTGCGAATGTCCGAACGGACTGCTGACGGAGGACGTCATCATCGAAGATCACATCGACGTTCCAGTGCGCGTCGGACAAGCGGATGTCCGCACAGGACTTTCTCTCGCTGTTCCTATCGGATTCTATGGCAAGAACGAGAGCAGAAGCGGACTCAGCTTCAAGAACGGAATCGAAGTTGGCGCAGGCGTAATCGATGCGGACTATCGCGGCGAGCTGAAAGTCAAGCTCTACAACTTCACGGAGGAGCCGTATCTCGTCAGAGCAGGCGATCGCATCGCTCAGCTCGTCGTCAATACGTATCTTGTGTGCGATCCGGAAGAAGTCGACGAGCTGGACGAAACAGAGCGCGGCGAAGGCGGATTCGGTTCGACAGGCAAATAAGGGAGGAAGCGAACATGACAAACGCATTGGACGCAGTAATCGCAAAGCTCAATCAACAATACAAGAAGGAAGTCGTCAAGAAAGGCACTTCTCAGATCTACGTCGACAAGATCCCGTTCTCTAGCCCGCGCGCGAACTACATGACGTATGGAGGAGTTCCGATCGGGAAAGGAACGGAATTCTTAGGAACGGAAGGCGGCGGTAAAACGACGTCCGCTCTCGACATTACAGCGCAAGCACAGAAGAAAGCAAAGCGCGAATACAACAAAGAGCTTGGCGAACTGCGCGATGAGATCGACGCGCTCGAAGAAAAGGGCAACAAGTCCGATGCAAAGCGTCTCGACAAGCTCAAGAAGGAATACGGCACGCTGAACGAGCGCGGCCCGCGTCGATGCGTCTATCTCGATCTCGAAAACACGCTCGATGAGGAGTGGGCGGAGAAGATCGGCGTCGATCTGGATGAGCTGTACTTGATGAAGCCTGACGACGAAACAGCAGAACAAGTTCTCCAGATGGTGCTCGATCTGATCGATTCCGGAATGGTGCTCCTGCTCGTCATCGACTCGCTTCCAATGCTCGTCAGTCAGAAAGTCTTCGAGGAGGATCTGTCCAAGAAGCAATACGGCGGCATTGCTGGAGTCGTGACGGACTTCTGCGGCAAAGTTAGTCCGATGTTATCGCGCAATCACACAGCGCTCGTCATCATCAATCAGATCCGCGAGGACTTGAACAATCCACACAATCAATTCCACACGTCCGGCGGACGCGCTCTTCGTCACTTCTACTCGCTCCGGATGTTCTTCCGTAAAGGATCGTTCATCAATGAAGCGAATGAGGAAGTCCCACTCCGGACAGCAGATCCATCAGGCAACATGGTCGACATCACGATCGTGAAGACGAAAGTCTGCAAGCCTGACAGACGCGTCGGACAATACACGATCCGATACGATCTCGCGATCGATGTCGTGCAAGATACAGTCTTCATGGCGCTGAACTACAAGCTCATTCATAAGAGTGGCGCATGGTACTCACTTGTTAACGAGGACGGAGAAATCATAGAGGACGCAGAAGGCGAGCTGAAGTTCCAAGGAATGCCGAAGCTTCTCGCATATCTCCGCGACGACGATGATATGTTCGATGAGATCTACGATGCAGTACACGCGAAGATGGCTGAAGTCTAACGACTTCGGCTTTTCTTCTCTCAGTACTATTGCATATTACTACGTCATATGATACTATGAACTTGTTGGCGGAGATCCAACAAGACGAGAGGGAGATGACATCAATGTCAACAGCATTATTCAGAAAGTATTGCGAAGCTCCAAGAAAAGAGATTCAGCCGATCCATCCAGCTCCAGTCAAAGAGCAGAAGGATGACGTAATAAAGTTCATGGAAATCAAAAACGGCGTAGTGACTTGGAAGCCGCTATTTTAGAGGAGATGATCACATGCTGAACTTACTCACAGTCAACAAATCGGTATTCGTGAATGGAGTCGAGTACGCATCCGCACAGGACGCACTCAGCGCGCTCCAGAGCTTCGACGGAAAGATCGAGATCCTAATCAACGCGAAAGCACAGAACGCTCCTGTAGCGAAGCTGGAGAGCGTCAAAACGGACGACAAAACGATCATGATCTATCGGATCGAAGTCCGGAAGTACATGACGGAGAAATCTTCTCCCGGATTCAACTTCATGAAAGAGCAGAACGGAGACGTTCCGATGCCGCTTCGTCGGATGTACGGCGAAATCCTTGAGGAAACAAAAGGAATGTATAAAATGGCGCTACATGCACGAGCTGAGCGCGACGCCGTACACTGCTCGCACTGCATGAGAGCACTATCGCATCCGATCTCGAAGATCTACGGCATCGGTCCTATCTGCGGCGAACATGATTACTTCGCATCAGACTACACGAAGTCCAAGATCAAAGATGAAGATCAACTGTTCAAGCTCGCGGACGCAGAACTGCGCAAGACAACATGGACAGGCTGGATTCCAAAAAGCGCGATTCAATCCTTCCGCGAAGTCGAGGAAGTCAAAGCAGTCAAAAAAGTGAGGTCGATATTCTAAATGAGCGTGACGAGCGTAAACGAAGCAATGCGAGAGCTGAGAGAAGGCGGCGAGTGCGCGATCGATGATCCGCACTTAGTCCGTCTCGTCGTTCAAGTCCTCGACTCATCAGACATACGACACAGCGTATACAAGCATGATGGCAAATGGATTATCGAGCAAGAATACTGATCATACATAAAATATTTCTAGGAGCACTTAAAAAAGTGCTCCTTTTTCCTGTATATCGATACGTGAGGAGATGAATGCGCATGGATGACGGCAAGAAGCCTAATCGCTTCTACTCGAAACGACAGGAAAACAAGATCGCGAGCGCGCTTGGAATGCGAAGGACAAGAAACTCCGGAGCAACGATGTTCGATAAAGGAGACGTCACAGGCGACGACATCCTCATCGAAGCGAAGACGCTTACGTCTGCGCAGAAATCGCACACGATCAAAAAGGAATGGCTAACAAAGAACGCAGAGGAGGCGCTGTCGAGAGGAAAACTTTTGAATGCATTAGCTTTCGACTTTGGCGACAACGGAAACAGATACTATGTGATTGACGAATTAACCTTCAAGCAGTTTTATGAAGCCTATAGAAAAATGGAGGAATTAGAATAAATGGAATCTTTAGCGAACAGACATCGTCCACGGCAATTCTCGGAAGTCGTAGGTCAAGAAAACACGATTACGATTCTCACTAATCAGATCCAAACGGAAGAGATCAAACACGGCTATCTGTTCACAGGTGGAGCTGGAACCGGAAAGACAACGATCGCTCGGATCTTCGCTCGCGAGATCAATCGTCAGCCGATCGATGAAGAAGAGGGAATCGATGTAGTATTAGGCGAGATCATTGAGATCGACGCGGCTTCAAACAATGGCGTCGATCACGTTCGCGAGATCCGCGAAAACAGCAAGTTCAAGCCGATCGCTGGAGGATATAAAGTCTATGTCATCGACGAGTGTCACATGCTCTCGACAGGAGCATGGAACGCACTGCTAAAGACGCTGGAGGAGCCGCCTGCGCACGTCGTATTCCTGCTCTGCACGACTGATCCGCAGAAGATCCCTGCGACGATCCTGAGCCGCGTACAGCGCTTCCAGTTCAAGCGGATGACTACAAGACAGATCGAAATGCAACTCGATCATATCGCCGTTGTGGAGGATCTGTCCGTATCGGAAGAAGCGATCGAATACATCGCACGACTCGCAAACGGCGGAATGCGTGATGCGATCAGCTTGCTTGACACATGCGTAAGCTTCTCGCAAGATCCGGAAGAAGAGCTGAAGCTTGAGGACGTAGTCAACATCGTAGGCACGACGAACTATATAGAGTACATCAAATTGATTCTCGAAATCTTGGACAAGGACGGAGAGCACATCATCGAGACGATCGAGCGCGTCCACAACGACGGCAAAGATCTTCGTCACTTCATGAAAGGCTTCATGGAATTCATCCTCGATATCGAGAAGTACAACACAGTCGGCAACTTCGACTATTTAACGATTCCGAGCACGTTCAAATCGGACATGGACAAGCTCATCCGATATAACTTGTTTGACAAGTGGTTCGATCGTCTTGCGAAGCTGAACGAGTGGATCAAGTTCGATTCGAATCCGAAAGTGCTCATTGAAGGATGTCTTCTGGCACTTACGAAATAGGAGGACGACGCAATGATCATAGGACAAAGACAAGTCCAAAACACGATCGACGGATTGATTCAGTCCGGACTTCCGAGATTCATCCTACTCGTAGGCATGAAAGGATCTGGAAAGCGTACGATCGCAGAACGGATCGTCGAGCTTGCAGAGCACGACTGCGAGTTCGTCACGAGCATGAAAGTCGATGACATCCGCGCGATCAACGAAGCGAGCTTGACGCTCAGCCATCCGAAGACGTACATCTTCTCGAACGCGCAGGATATGAACACGCAGGCGCAGAACGCATCGCTGAAGACGCTCGAAGAAGCGTCGACGAACGCGTACTACATCTGGACAGTCAATAGCGAGCTGAATATCTTGCCTACGATCCGATCGCGCGCACGCATCATCCGAATGGACAGCTACTCTCGCGACGAGCTGAGCGAGTTCACGGAGTCTCCGGAACTGCTGGATATGTGTAGGACGCCCGGACAGATTGTCCGCTATTTGGAGATCGACTGGCTCGAACTGCTGGAGCACTGCGAGAAAGTCGTAAACAACATCGGCAAGCTAAACATGGCGAATGTCTTCAACATCTTGAAGTCCGTCAAGGAGGATCAATACGATCTCTTTATTCCGATGCTTCGATACGTGTACTGGACACGATTAAACGCAGACTTCGCGATACAGACGCTCAAGATCATTCAGGACACGGCGAACATGCTCGATCATCATACGACAGTCAACAAGCGGAACGCGCTGGAGACAATGCTGATTCGTCTGTGGGAGGTGTCTTAGATGGATCTGGAGAAGATGAGAACTGCGCTTGGCGCTCTAAAGTCCGATTATGAGAGAGTCGAGCATAACGTATCGCGAAGAGCGCTTTCCGCTGACATATCGGATCTCAAGATCCGGATCGCAGAGGAGGAGCGACGTACGCGCGCAGTAAAAAATATTCGCGTCATCGACGGCGTTCAAATCGAGATTCCGCATCATAACTGGCATGAGAGTGATCATGAAAAATTCCACGTTCATGAAGGCGTACTCTATCTGATCGAACGCGGAAAGAAGATCAAGGACAATGGAGAGTTTCATTGGCACTCCTACGCGTGGCTTCCGGATAACGCTGGAAAATGCACGAGTCTGTGCGTTCGAATGATTGGCGGAGACTATCACGGAAATAGAGCATTCGCACATACGAATCACTATAAGCATCCATCCGACATGTGGTGCTATCAATCGAGAGACATCAGACTCGATTCGCCTGTGTATCGTCCGTATGTCGAGCATATTCTACAGGAGGTGGCGGGGTGGACGTTCGAACACTTAAAGCAGAGATAGAAGATGGACAGTTACAGCAACTCTACGTATTTACGGGTCCGGAACAGGCTGTCATGCGGAAATACATTCGCAAGATCGATCCGAGCGCGAAGGAAGCGGACGCGTTCAAGGATCTCATCGTGCGATTCCAGAACGTCGGGCTATTCAGAGCTGACGCACCGAGCACATATTTCATCTTCAATGATAAGTCCGCGCAGGAGATGGAGATCAAAGACATCATCCGGATCATAGGCGATAACACGGTTATTCTCATCTACGACTCCGCAGACATGCGGACGAAGTTCTTCAAGAGTGCGGGCGACTACACGTACGAGTTTCCGCATTACACTTCGCAAGAGCTGGCGTACTATATCAGAACACAAATCGAAATCGATCCAGATCTCGCAGTCGTGCTGAGCGAGCTGTGCAACAACGAAGTGGCTCATGTTGATATGGAGTGCGACAAGCTCAATCGATTGGACGCGCGCATCACGCGCGAGATCCTGCATGAGATCATCACGAAGCGCGCGGAGGACGTTATATTCGATATGATCCGTAGCGTCGCTGTGCGCGACGTACAGAGCGTCTACGCATATCTCGCGGAACTGCTGGAGCGTCGAGAGAGTCCGATCAAGATCGTCAGCATCCTCTATACGACGCTCCGAAACGTCCTGCTGATTCAGTCGTACTCACATCTATCGAATGCAGAGATCGCAGGCAAAACAGGACTATCGTTCGGACAGATCCATCATCAACGCGATCTGATAGGCAGATTTACGCTGGAAGATCTCAAGGACAATTTAATCATCATCCAGCAAGCAGAGACAAACATCAAGACAGGCAAACTCGATCAGATCACGGCGCTCGACGTTCTACTCCTCGATATTCTGCGATAGGAAGTGCGACAATGACGAATAACAATACATCGGCGCTCAGCTTCGACACATCGCATTGGCGCTTCGATCAAACTGTTACGGACGTGTTCGATGATCACGTCCGGCAGTCTGTTCCTATGTACGAAGAGATGCATCGACTCGTCGCTGACGTCTCCTGCTGGTTCGTAACGGACGAGACGAACGTCTACGACATTGGCACAAGTACAGGCGAAGCAATCGCGAATGTCTCAGCGCTCCACAAGGGCAAAAACATATCATACATTGGACTTGATACGTCTGAAAGCATGATCCAGAAAGCGAATCTGCGATTCAAGGATCGTCCGGACGTTCAGATCATGCACGGAGACGCTACACGCGACGCTGTGACGCTTCAGAACGCATCGTTCGTCACATCTATACTCACGATGCAGTTCGTCGATCCTAGCAAGCGTCAGCGCGTCCTAAACAAGATATACGACGGACTGAATGTCGGCGGAGGATTCGTCCTCATCGAGAAAGTCATCGGAAGCACAACGCGATTCGATCAGATGTATGTCGAGCTGTATCACGAGCTGAAGCTCAAGAACGGTCTTAGCATGGAGCATGTCTTCAATAAGTCGCGCTCCTTGCGTGGCGTACAGCGTCCGAACACGATCGAAGAGAATCGCGAGATGCTGAGCGTCGCAGGCTTCAAGGACA